ATATCTGCCAGCTGTGTCATTGTGGTAGGCTTTCTTTTGTTGACCTGCTCCAAAAAGCGGGGATCAACCGTCCGGCAATAGCGCCTCATCCGGCCCCGATCAAGGTTCAAAGCATCCGCGATCAGGCTCTCGTGGCTCGCCATGATGTTTGCCAAGTTGCGGAGTGTCTGCGGCGTATGGCCTTTGGCTCCGATGTGGATGTGAACACCACAGCCTCTGGTGGCATCGCTCTTTGCTCCTGCGTGGCGAAGCTGCCGGATCAGTTCCTGCAGCGTTTCCATATCCGAGTAGGTCAGGATCGGAGTTACCATTTCGCATTTTTCGCTTTCCAGACCTTCAATGCTGACATCCTTCTGGAATTTCCATTCCCGGCCCTGTGCGTCCCAAGCTGACCAAGTGCTGTATCCGTTGCGCCCTGCCGTATTTTCATACCGGCGGGTTCCAAAAAATCTGGCCGCCACCTTTGCTGCTTTCTCTCTGGTGATGTTGTTCATCTCCACCTCAACCCCGATGGTCTGTTTCTTCATTTCCTCAATCTGCCTTGCAACTTTCTCATTCATCGTAGAATCCTCCGTTTCGTTTTGTGTGTTTTCCCTTTCGGTAGTACACATATTCGCTCTGAAGGCCGATAATAGCAAGTCAATTAGGAGGGATGTCCTGCACAATCTTTTGCGGGATAATTTGTGTATTTTACAGCTGGTTTTTGTTATCCAAACCTGCTGCCGCAAGCTGCATTCCAAGACGGAATCCATATTTGAAACTCTCTTTGACCTGAAAGTGCTCTACTTCGGAGTTGTTATCCAGAAGCCGTTCCAAAACACTTTTGCCAACTTCATCCAGCCGCTTTTGCAGATACTCAATATCTTCGCATACCTGATCACTGTACTTTTCGATCTCCGGCGGCTTCTCCACCTGTCTTTCCCAAGGAACGATTCTGCCAAAATACAGCTGGTCAATAATATCTTCTTCCATTTAACTTTCCTCCCGTATCTTTCTCACCCGATCCACACCGTAGATTACATTCAGTACTGATCCCGTATCCCAACTCACCAACAGGGAGCCGGTATCGTCTACCCCTGTAACCGTACCCTGCGTTCCGATGGGTGGAGCCTGAAAATCATCCATCTCCAACAGTTCAATCCGGGTACCTGCCGGATACTCTTTTCGGAGACGATCAACAATCTCTTTCTTCGGAAGCTTCATTTTCATCCTTATTCCTTTCTAGTTCTTCCAGCATTCTCTCACATTCCTGATAAAGTTCCTGCAGCCTTGGTATCAATTCCCGTTCTTTTGGACTAAGATCCATGATGCTGATAGGGATGGATAATACCCGTTTGGTTTGCTGGAGAACAAACTGGATACCATCTGTCTTTTTCATTGGAACCGCCCCATCCTTCTGAAAGTTAATTCCTGCTTGGTAGCTTCCCCGGTTCACACGTTCCAAGACACCCTGATGCTTTGCTGTATAAACGGCGCTGCTGATATGCGTACTGCCAACTGTTATGATATTATTTTTCTTCAAATAATCCCGGAATTCCCGGACAGAGTGTGGTTGAAAATCACTCCAAAATTCCAGCAGGAGTTTATTTGCTTGTGCTGTTTTCGATAAAGTATCTTCCATCATGCAGTCCCTCCGGCCGTTTCATTTTCCTGATCGGCCATCTGGGCAGCTTTTAAAGCGGCACGTTTTTCCTTCTGAGCGATACTGAATTTTTCTGCCTCTTCTTTTGTCCGGAAAGCCGTGTGACCTTTCAGGCCAGCCAGCAGCGCCTTCCTCGATTCCTTATTGACTGCACCGGCCATTCCCAGCTGTACCAGCCAAATGCGGAGATAATATTTTTCATTTTCTTCTACCACTGGAGTGGCGCTGACTCTCTTGGCTTCTTTCGCTCTCTTAATGATCTTCTCTGCCAGTTCAGCGTATGCTTTATTCTTTGCACTGTCAGGCGAAAGGGGAAAGGCAAAGGTTACTTTTCCATCTTCCACCATAAGACCCTTCAATCCCTCGGTGTCCGCTGTCAGAAGTGTCTGGAAAGTTTCGTAGGCGTTCTCCTCCGGAAGCTGCTCCAGCTTTTCCAGCAGGGAATCGCTGACCGCAAATGTCTCATACCTTGTGATCTGGTTGAGCAGGTAAGCCCGTGCATGGATCATAGCAAGTAAGTTTTGTAGAAATTTTCCATCTCCGGTATCCGCCGGGATCTCAATTTTCACTTCATCCACAGGGGCTTCCAGATAACCTTTCTCCTGCAAAAACTGTGTCAGGAGATCTTCACCTTCTTCTGTCTCGCTTGTGATCACGCCGTCCCGGTCAATGGTAAGACGGCCCACTGTGTAGGAAAAAGTGGGCGGCCCCACATAGCGTAGTTCTTCTCCGGTAAATTCTGCAATGTCCTGCACCATCTTTCTCCGGTTGTCTGTTTTGGTTTCAATCCTCATTGATTTTGCCTCCTTCGTTTTGGTAGTACATTAATCACTCTAAAAGGCAAAAATAGCAAGTCCTATTTTTCATTTTGTGAAGATATTAAAACCGAGGGATTTCTTTCTCGACCTGAGAAATCTGCGCATAGGGGATCTTCTCACCATCCCGAAGAACATAGACCTGATCGCCAGACTCTGTTTTCTCCACGTATCTTTTCACAATCACATCGCAGAACTTTTCATCCAGCTCTACCCCATAGCAGATCCTCCCAGTTTCTTCGCAGGCGATCAGGGTAG